CTAGTCAAGTTAAAGAGAAGCTTCTTGGCATACAGTCGAAAACTGGTAAAGACTCGCAGGAGAATATTTTCATGAAGAAGGTGGTTGCGATCTTCCGCAGCTACCCATTCTTTTTCAAGCCTATCCAGGATGGTACGACAAACCCTCGTATGGAGCTGGCCTTCCGCGAGCCCTCCAAACGTATAACCAAAAACAATAAAACATCCCACAGGGGTGACGCTCTTAATACGGTTATAAACTGGAAGAACACCACTAATAACGCTTATGACGGTGAGAAGCTTCACATGCTGTATCTTGATGAGGCTGGTAAGTGGGAGAAGCCCACAGACATTAGAGAAGCCTGGAGGATAGAAAGAACCTGCCTTATAGTGGGTAAGAGGATTGTAGGTAAGGCCCTTGTGGGGTCTACAGTAAACCCTATGAGTAAAGGGGGTAGTGAATATAGGGAGTTATGGAAAGACTCAAAACCTACAGAGAGAAATAATAACGGACGAACCAGGTCTGGGCTATACAGGATATTCATTCCAGCTTACGACGCTCTTGAGGGTTTTTTTGACGTATACGGCAATTCTGTTGTTGATGATCCTCCCCAGGAGATACAAGGTATAGATGGGGACCCTATCGAGGAGGGAAGTAAGCGATACCTGAAGAATGATCGTCAGTCTTTTAAGGATGATCCCTCCGAGCTAAACGAGATAGTTCGTCAGTTTCCCTTTACTGAAGACGAAGCATTTAGAGATAGCATTCAGGGTAGTCTGTTTAACCTAGGTAAGATCTATCAACAAATAGAATACAACGACGATTTGTTTCCTAACCCTGTGGTGAAGGGTAACTTTGTTTGGGTTAAAAAAGACGAAGAGGTGGCCTTCTCTCCTGACCCCAACGGCAGGTTTAGGGTTTCTTGGATGCCTAAAAACAAGAACGTAAAGAAAGAAGAGGGAGGCAAGAAGGTTGCCCCAAACGGACACATAGGCTGCGGCGGTGTTGACTCCTATGATTTAGATTCCACGGTTGACGGCAGGGGATCCAAAGGAGCTTTACATATGTACAATAAGTTTAATATGGAGGGCCCAGCCAACATGTTTGTTGCGGAATATGCTTCCCGACCAGACCTAGCTAGCATATTCTACGAAGACGTCCTGATGTGTGCTTTCTTTTACGGCTACCCTTTACTTGTAGAGAACAATAAGTACGGCATCGTAAGATACTTTGAATCAAGAGGTTACGATGGCTACCTAATGGACCGACCTGACTTCCTTAAGGTTCCAGGATCATCTAAGAACGTGAGAACAAAAGGCATACCTTCTAACTCCCAGGACGTGATACAGTCTCACGCTCAGGCTATCGAAGCCTACATACACAACCACGTAGGCATTAAACCAGAGTCTGATGAGTTTGGAAATATGTACTTCAACAAAACCCTAGAAGACTGGATAGGATACAAGATAGACAACAGAACTAAGTTTGACCTTACCATAAGTTCTGGTCTAGCTCTTTTAGCTGCTCAAAAAGTAAAGCAAGAAAAGAAGCAATCCGACTTCACAAACAAGCAGTTTATAAGGACTTTCAAGCCTAAAGTGTGGCACTCCTAGTTTTACTATATTTGCATTGAGTTATAAGAACTCGACTCATTGCAAATGAACATCAACAACAAAAAATCAGGCTTTCCTAACCCGCTTAGCCCTCCAGAAGAAAAAGGAGGAAAAGAGTACGGACTAGGATACGCTAAAGCTATATATCAGCAGTGGGGTAAAATGGATCAAGACGGGTCCACCTACAAGAACAGGAACCGAACTTTCGAAAAGAACAGAAAGTACGCCAACGGAACCCAGGACACGGCCATATACAGATCTTTACTTACGTCTCTTGATCCTAACAACGGTGACGGAAGTATGCTAAATCTGGACTTTACCCCAGTCCCAATCCTTCCTAAGTTTGTCCGTATTGTGGTGAACAAGATTCTTTCTTTGTCTCCTTACCCAAACCTAGAGGCTATTGACCCTCTATCTACTTCGGAAAAGGACTTAGAGAAAAAGAAGATTGAATTTGCCGTAAAATCCAAGGCTGCTCTTCAAGGCATTAAAAGCAAGCTTGGAGTTGAGGTAGCAGGCGACCCAGAGGCCATTCCAGAAACCCTTGAGGAGGCTGAAATATTTATGGGGACTAACGTTAAGGCTTCTTCCGAAATCGCCGCCCAGATAGCTACTAACCTGACCTTGGAGTGGAATGACTTTAATGATTCTGTTTTCAGAAGGTGTGTGAACGACATGACCATACTTGGTATGGCTGTTGTAAAAAGAACCAATGACCCCAGCTACGGAATCAAAACCGAATATGTAGATCCGTCTAACTTTATTCATAGCTATACAGAAGACCCTTCTTTCGGCGATATGACTTATGCTGGTCATGTAAAAACAATGCCTATTGCTGATCTTAAAAGAATAGCTGGGGATGAGCTAACCGAAGAAGACTACAAAAAGGTGGCTAGTTCTGGACAGAAGAACAATACATCTGGTCTGTATAATAAGACTTCAAACAGACCTGGAATGGACATGGAAGAGCATACTGTAAAGGTGCTTGAGTTTGAGTTTCTTTCAGTAGATTCTACTTATTACGAGTCAAAAGAAAACCAGTACGGAAACGTAGGTTTTTACGACAAAGGAAGCAATTACAGCCAGCCGCAAAGCTCTGTTTTCAACAGGGACGCCGTGAGACTAGACAATACCTGTGTTTACGGAGGGTACTACATCCTAGGGTGTGATATGATCTTCGGGTATGGCAAAAAGACCAACATACCAAAAAACATCCACGACATAACAAAAGCATCTCTGTCTTATTCTGTTTGTGCTACAAACATGATGGACATGATGCCCAAGTCTATGGTAGATAGCTGCATCGGCTTCGCGGATCAACTTCAGCTTACTCATTTAAAGATTCAGCAGGCTGTAGCGAAAGCAAAGCCAGACGGTATTATCATTGATATTGAGGGGCTGGAAAACGTACAGCTAGGAAAGGGAGGAGAACTTCAGCCACTTGAGCTGCATGACATCTACGAGCAGACTGGTGTGTTCTACTATAGAAGCAAGAACCCAGAGGGGGGCTTCCAGAACCCTCCTATTCGGGAGATCGGTAATAGTATCCGTAACATCAACGAGTTAACTGGTTTGTACAACCACTACCTCAGGATGATCCGAGACTCCACGGGAATCAACGAGGTGATGGACGCCTCTTCACCTAAAGGAGACGCCTTGGTGGGTGTTAGGCAACAGGCCCTTGCTGCTGCAAACAATGCCATATATGATATCACTAACTCTTCTATGGTTCTTTACAAGAAGGTTTGTAGCGATGTGGTAAAGTGTTTGCAGGTTATTCATCCAGACTCTATTCTATACTCTATGTATGAGAACGCTGTTGGTAAGGAGAACATGAAAGTGCTGTCTTCCTTCAGGAACCTGTCGATGTTTAATTTCGGCGTAAAGGTTGTAAAGGAGATGGAGGAGAACGAGAGACAGTTCTTGGAGCAAAACATACAGATAGCCTTGTCTCAAAAAGAGATAGACCTTGAGGACGCCCTTGCTATACGACAGCTTAGGGACGTAAACCAGGCTGAGAGGCTTTTGATCGTTAGAAGAAAGAAGCGAATGGCTAGCAACCAGCAGATGGCTCAGCAGAACTCTCAGCAGCAAGCTCAGGTTCAACAGCAGTCAGCACAGTCTGCTTCTCAGGCTAGGCAGCAAGAAATGCAAATGCAAGCTCAGCTCAAAGCGCAAGAGATGCAGCTCAAGACTCAGTTAGAGGCTCAACTAGAAGAGGTGAAACACGGGTTCAGGAAAGAGATTGAAATCATTAAAGCTCAAGCCACTCTTGGTTTTAAAGAGACTGATGAAAACTTTAAAGAAAAGCTTGAGGTTCTTAAAGAGGATCGGAAGGACGATAGAGTTAAGAAGCAGTCTGCTGAGCAGAGCAAGCTTATAGCTCAAAGACAGGGCGACGAAATACCACAAATAATCAGCGAATAAGATGGCTACAAAAATAAACCTAGATACATCTGAGAGGGTTGACATCACTTGCAGGAAGGGTGATACCTTTTCTTTAAGACTTACTATAACCAACGCTGACGATACTGTTGGGTTTGCTGCTGGAGATATTTTTTTGATGGAGGTAAGAAATTCCGACACAGGCAACCCAGTGGCGAATACCTCGGATCCTGTTGTGAATTTTGTAATTACAGTAACAGCAGATTCTGACGACGTTACAGCAAAGTATATTGATCTTACTCTAGCTGCCACGACAATGAAGACGATGCCATCTGGACTCTATGCCTATGATATCGAGCAAAAATCAGGAGCTGTTGTAACTACTTTAATCTACGGAACGGTAAGAGTTATTGAAGACGTGTCAGAAACAGCTTAAGATATTATTATGCCGATAAGTGTAGACCAACCAAAAAGCATAAAGATATCTAGTGAGAGCGGAGATATCATTAAAGTATCTGTCGTAAAGGGAGGTACTGACACTAAGGTCGTAGTTTTAAATCAGGCTGCGAATAACAACATCTCTGTTGCTGGAGCCATTGGTGCTGGCCCTGCTGGAGCTACTGGCCCTCAAGGACCTACTGGCCCTCAAGGACCGCAAGGCGATCAAGGGCCTGCTGGTGCTGACGGAGCTGACGGAGCTCAAGGCGCTCAGGGCGATCAAGGGCCTACTGGTCCTGCTGGTCCTACAGGTCCTGCTGGAGCTGATGGAGCTGACGGTGGAAACCCAGTGCTTACTTCTGCTATAACGATCTCTAACAACGATGCGGCTTTTGCTCACATGAGCAGCCCTATAGCCTCTGGTACTTCACTTGAAGCTGTGGTTAGAGACATTCTAGAGAAATACAACATAACGAGCATATCTCTTCAAAACGTAAGTAGAGCTCTTGAGAACACCGACGGATCATATGCTTCATTTGTAAATGACACAAACGGAGAAACAGTTGAGGTTGGTAGAGGAATTAAGATACAAGGCTTTGATTATAACATCGGAGACAACACACAAACTGCTGACACATCTGTTGTGTTTTATGAAAACAACAGCGTTCTTGAAAGTGGGTTTTCTGATGACAACGCAGCTAAAACTTTATCCTCTACGATAACTAGAGACCTAACGTCTCAATCCACAAGGTCTTACAAGGTAACCGCTATTGACAATGGAAGCGGAACGAACAATACGATCACCAGTGGAAGCATGAATTTTAGGTGGTACTTCAGGGCCAGGATAGGGTCAAGTACCTCCACCGCTATAACCTCGGACAGCGAAGCTGCTACCTTGTGGGCTCAGCTTACAGCCCCCTTTGACAGCTTGGTCGCTCAAGGAGACTTTCAGACAAGTGGCGACTCAGGCATGGATACTCAGGGTAAGTATACCTGGATTGCATATCCTAACGCTTGGGGGACTCCAAACCAGATACTTCTTCAGGGGTCTACGGATGTTCTTAGTGACTTTGAATCACCAGTAAATTATAATTTAACAAACGACTATGGTGTAACAACGTCTTACCGATTCTACAGAAGCACCTACGATGATGCTTTTGCTGTTGGTCAGACATTAAAAGTAGACTTCTAATGCCAATTTTTCCAGGACCAGTATCGCACAATAACCCTAACGCACCCATTGTAAATGCAACGGGCAATCAGGTCGTGGGATTTGGTTTCTTCTCTTCTATTTCAGATAGGAACAGCCTAGCCGCTGGACTTCAGGTTACTGGATACTTGGCTATAGTTGGTAGCACCCCATATGTATATAACGGCGGTGGATGGTCAACCACCAGCAACTGGACGGAAATAGGAGGCGGAAGCGGATCTGGCATAGAAAACGTCCATGAAGATGCATCTCCACAGCTTGGCGGAAACCTTGACGTCTTTTACGACGGGACTACAAGATCCATAGTCAACTCGAATAGCGGATCTGATATTCAGTTCACCCCAACGGGTACTGGAAAGATTAATTTGGACGGTCTTGTGGAGTTTAAGCAGTTTGACCCCTCCTCACCCCCTACAGCTTTTGAGGGGGGTATGTATGCAGACACTGATGACAATTTATACTTTGGGGTGACATAATAAAAACGTTGTATATTTGTTGAAATATTTAGAAAACAAAAAACTATATCATGGCTGAATGGAAAAAAATCCTCTTAGAAGGGGACGCCAATAACGCCACTGGCGGTGACGGTATTGAAGTTGATGTAAATGGCGTTGTATCCGCAGACTTAAAAGCGAACGGCGGTCTCGTTATCCAATCGGAAGAGGTAGCTGTAGATCTCGGAGCAAGTTCGATCACTGGCACGCTTGCTGTCGGAGACGGCGGTACTGGCATCACGGCAGCTCCTAAGGGTTCTGTTCTCATTGCTAATGCCGCAGACACGATTTCTGCCCTTGACGGTGGAGGATCGAGTGACGGAGTGCTGACGTATACAGCTGGCACCGATACTATTTCTTGGTCTGCCAACACTGGTCAGGCCAACCAGGACGCCTTTTCAAGTGTTGCTGTTTCGGGCCAGAGCACTGTTTCAGCAGATGAGGCTTCGGACACCGTAAACTTTGCCGCTGGAAATGCAATCACCATTGTTACAGCCACTGGGACCAGCACCGTAACCTTTGCCGTTACGGATGGACAGATTGATACCGCCGAGCTTGCAAGTGGTGCTGTAACAACAGCCAAGATTGATGCCAGTGCCGTTACTTTTGCTAAGATTGCTCCTGCTGCTGTCACTACAGAAGCAGAGGGAATCGCCAACTCCGACGACGACACACATCTTCCTACTAACGCAGCTGTAATTGATTACGTTGCGACTCAAGTAACAGCTCAGGACCTTGACGTTGCGGGCGATTCAGGAACAGCTGCTGTTGACCTTGACTCTCAATCACTGACTATTGCTGGTACTGCAAACGAAATTGCCACTTCAGCTTCAGGTCAAACAATTACTGTTGGTCTTCCAGACGACGTTACCGTTGGGGGCGTCCTCACTGTAACAGGTGGGGCCGTTATAAACGGAGGCTTGGAGGTAAACGGCACGCTCACCACTATTGATACCACTAACCTTCGTGTTGATGACCACTTAATCCAATTAAACAATACAACAACACCTTCCGCTTCCAACGGAAACGACGGTGGTATTGAGGTTATGACTGGGGATGCAACTCAAGATCCTCACATCTTCTGGAGTAATAATGCTCACCTTGCTGGTTGGTCTCTAAGAAAAAGAGGAACCGCATCCACAGCGGGGAGGATTATGGTACAAACTTCAGCAGCAGGCGACCCAAC